ACGAAACCCACAACAAACAACACTCCAATCAAGATTACTTTTTTGTATTTGCTCTGCGGTAACTGAAAGATTGCTGAACCCACACAATAAAACATTATGATTTTTTAATTTATCTAACATACCTCCACAGGCTGCTGAATTATGCAAAACAATTTTTCTATTTAAATTTGCATCCCAAATCATACTAGGTGAATTAGGGTAAGTATAACTATGCTTTTGCCTTCTACCTATTGTTACCGCTGTTTTATTTTTATCTTTAATTTTAAATATTTCATCCTCATTACCGGACATAAAATAAACGACAGGCTTTTTTGAAATAACAACATTAGCTACTGTCGCGGCTCTTAAAACATCAACAAGAACAACATTATGATCTAATGTGTTATAATCAAAGGGTTGTTCAAATATTTTATACATGTCTAATAATGGAATGATTTTCTAATTCTTGTATTGAATGATTAGTATTAACATAGTCTCTGTCAATACAATTTGATAAAGTTAATTGATCTCTACAATCTGAGCTAAAACATCTATTAGTCAATTCAAACCATTTATGTCCTATATCATGATTTTTATCTGTGTTTTTTCTTATGATCCAACACGTGTCATAAGACACCCATTTATTAGAACTAACATTTGAAATTACTTTTTTTATGTCTGTCTCTGGAATGTTTTTATGCTCAATAGCATATTCTATTTCTTGTTCAAATGTTCTCTTATCTTTATGGTAACAAGTCATCCAATTTGGTTTTTCTTCATTTATAATCTGTAGACATAAGCTGTAAAACTTTTTACTTTGATAGAATTTACTATCTACATATACGGTATAATCAAAATCTTTAAATAATAATCTAGGTAAAAATCTATAAAGCCTTTGTCTTTTTGGGTTTCCTAAATGAGTGTGTTGATTACTAATATTAAAATATTTCCATCCTTTATCACGTTGTGCCTCAGGGCTATTGTCGTGAACAAAACAAAAATCAAACTCGTCTATTTTTTGTTTTTTAATGCAGGGTAACAATCCTCTGCTACCCGTCTGCACACAATAAAAAATTATCTTAGCCATAACAAAAGTTGATAACGTGTCCCTTTTGTAATTTTATTTACGCAATGAGGAAACATAAAGTTAGAAGGAAACATAAGCACATCACCTGTTTTTAATTTGTATTTTTTTTTATTATTAAAAAAACCAAAGTCGCCTCCTTTATAGTCTTCGTTTAAACATATAGATAAGGTAAACTTATAATCTCCTGTAGCATTACCAACTCCATCATCGTCATGCTCACCATACCAATCCTCTTCATTCATTTGTCTTAATGAAAAATGTGATGCTTGATCAATAGGTAAACTTTTTACATTTATAAACAGTAAATATTCATCAACTATTTTTTGTATTTCAATTTTTATTTTTTCTAAAATAGCTGCTCTTTCGTAACTATTTACTTGATTTATGGTTTCTGTTGCGCTTATGTCTACACTACCTAAATGTCTTGTTTCTTTGTTGTGATGAGATGTTCTGTCAAAATTTGCATCTCCATATTCCAAAATTATATCTTTTGCTAAATCTTTACAAAAAATATTTTGATGAAAAATAAAATCTTTTAAATTCTTAGACATAATTAAACCATCCTGTAATTATATATTTTTCTTGGTTTTGAGATATTTGTCCCCTATGAGCGTGTGTCCAACCCGCAGGAAAAA